AGCATCCGACCAGAAAAAATCTGTAATATAACTGCTACTATCCGCTCCGTTATTTAGTTCAATAGGCCACGTTGGAGAATACTGCTCTTTTCCATGTATATCTTTTTGATAATTATCTTCATCGTTAAAAGCCGGAGCAATGCCAGTGTCAATATAATTTGTTGTGGTATCATCTGCAAAATCCGCTGGATCAAATGTAACATAGACACGTTGATTATCGTCTGTATCTATATTTATACCATCCACCCATTGCCACACATTACCGAAGAAATTTTCAATACCACGATAAGACATAGCCGATCCAGAAGACGATCCATCACCAACACTACCAGAATAATCACCTAAACTAAGCGTCTCCCCTGCTTGTGATGTATAGTTATAATCCCCCGATCCATTTTCAGTATAACCTTCAATCTGTTCTTGTAATGCCCAAGTTTTATACTCAATAAAAGCAAGTATATAAATCATTTCATAAATGCCATAACTCCACTGACAAAACGGCTCGCCTGTATTAGAGCAATAAGAACGAAAACCAGGCCGCGTTTGATTAGTATAAGGATTCGGATTTGTATTATTAGAATAACCACTTGTATCTAAAACAACTGATCCAAGATTTGCAGATGTAGAATCAGATAAAGCAACACCCTGGAAAGCACCTACATATACGTTTTCATATCCAAGAAATGCGGGAGGTATCCAAGCATTAACCCCCTGAAAACTGAAAGGTTGTTCAGAACACAAGAAGTATCTATAGTCTCCATCCTTTACAGCTAATTGATAGTGTCTTGGAACTTTTACCATCACTTGTCCAGCACTACCATCCAACGTAGCAGACGATCCATCTAACAATTTAGACGAATCGTTTGAATCAAGTTTTGTCCATCGACCATCAGTAGTAAGCAGGCCACGGCCCATCTTCTCTTGAACAGGGAAAGGAGAATAACCCGTAGCAACAAATGTTCCGCCTATCACCAGACCTGCTTGGTATGTATCATTTACACTGTCCCATCGCACACCGTAACCGTAGACAGGATGGATCCAAGATTGATCTAAATACCCCTCTGAGTTAGTAACAGGGATAGCTTGCGACTTTTGGCCGGGCTGAGTTTCAGTTTGAAACTTATCTACAATATTTCCGCCACTAGATTCTAAGTTAGTATTTCTCAACACCGTGCTATCAACAGTGATCGACCCGGCAGTATATGTAATACCATCATCGCCCGAAAGGTGATTATCTACTGCTGTTTGTGCTTCCGAATCAGTATAACGTGAATGATGCGCGTCACTTGTTGCAGCGTGGGTATCAAAACTAGATTGATCTATTACAAGACCACCGCTTGTATAAATATCTTGTAAAATCCATCTTTTATCACCAGCGTTTAAATAAGGAGCAATAACATAAGGACTGTTTTCTGTTGCACCCGATGTATGATCTAAATAATAAAGATAAACACCACTAGATGTAATAACCAAAGCAACATGTTCATCCTCAGTTAAATTTGCTCCATCTATACCATCTAATGCGCCAGTTCCACCTCCTGTTAATACGGTAGCTGGCCAGACTTTGTTTGCCATGTTTTCACCTCAAATTAAGCAATAGTTGTAATGTCCAGTTCAAATATCCAACTGGTTTTATTTGTTTTTGATCCTAAATCTTCAACAACTCTCAGCAGCATCGTTCCTGCACCAGCAGAGGCATCGTTGAAAATTCCCCATTCGTTCCATGAGAAATTTCCTTGAGAAGTTCCAAATGTGCATTGATACCTTGTCAGATTATTGCTTCCGTTTCCTTCTGGATCACGTTTTGGATAACCGCTGTTCATTCCTTGTCGTGAAGCATTAGACCCGTTAGCCTCTGCTTGAAGTTGTGACTGTGCAGCATCAAAAGCTGTATTATCATCACCAACGCCAATCGCGGCATTAGCAGCATCAAACACTGGAACCACACCATCGTTTAAAAGCACAGAAGCAATTGCTACTGCACCATCGTTTGTAAGCGGCATTATTTATCTCCTTACTCAAAGTATTGTTCTGGTGAAATTATTGTGCCATCAGGCTTTTTCACCATCAGCTTTCCATCTTGAAGAATAGCTGTTGCGCGTCCGTTTGTTATCTCTTCAGCCTGTTCCTCAGTTAAATCAAACTTCTTTTCCAGCACTTCATCTGGAACATCAGTCTCCGGGTCTTTTGATTCATCAAACTTCTTTACCCGTGCAACTCCCTTTACCTGTCCTTGTATCTTCTGTTTTGGCATATATACCTCTGTTCAGTTTGCTTTACTCATTAGACAATAAAAGACTTCGGTTTCACTTTCTTAGATCGTCTTGTATTGCCCTTGGCTCGTTTTCTCGCCCCGGCTTGTGAAACTCCCTTGCGAAACTCGTTATAAGCATATTGAGCCAGTTCACCATTTGCCCACGGCTGGCCAGCCATGCTTGCAAGTTTATACTTCGCGCCGAAGGACACTGCTTCCAAGTAGTCCTCATACAACCACGCCGGGACAATCTCTGCTTCCCGTATCGGCTTCAGGGCCAACTTGAATTGAAAGGTGCTGTCCTGTTCCAGTTCCTTTCCCAATGTCACTGTGTTGTATTCCAGTTCAATGTTGTCCAGAGAATAGGGCAAATCGTTCTTTGTGACTGCCATCAAACCGTCCGGGGTAGATTGGTTCGGAACATCTACATATATATCCTTTGAGCCAGCTTCAACCGTTTCTTTATCCGTCCATATATTCCAAGCCCATGATTCAGAACAAAACTCAATAAGAGCATTGCGAAGGTATTGCAGCGCGATATTCTGCGGACAGGGCGTTACCTCATTCATTATATATGGGAGAAAGTCTTCAACTTTTGTCCATTCCATTAATCAGACTCCTTGCTAGGCTGCGATCCTTGCGACATTGCCATATCGGTTTGTGTCTTCATGTTCATCTTTTGAGTGAACACCTTCCAGTGATTCATGCCCCGCTCAAAATTCGCATCGCTATTATCGCCAGCGAAAATTTGAAATAACACATGATGATATATCGGGTCCGCGTAAATATCCGGCAGTGGAAATTCATCTGTCGAGCTGGTAATTAGCGTAGGTTCGGGCGCATGTGTCAACTCGATGTGCAGGCCACTTGGGGCCGGTGGATAGACCCAAAAGATTTTGCGGTTATAAAGCCGATCATAGGCCCAATGGTCAATCTCGCTGATTGCGGATTTGTTCATCCAAGTTCTGTTCCATTGATCCAGAACGCGCCGGTCAACCGGAGTAATTGTCTTACCGGGCGTAGACCCGTCCGTTCCCATGTTACGAATAGCTTCAATAAGCTGGTAAGAGCCGGTTGGCACGGTTTGTTTTGCGCCAGCGTCCAACGAAACTGTCTCTGTAGTGGACATTGCATCAGGCCGTTGATAAACCACTGCTTGAATAGCTTGGTTCATAAGCGGCTGAAGCGATAAATCTGTATCTCCGTCAGACCATTCCCAAGTCCACCGATCTTTAGTCAGGTCTTGGAGTGTCATTGCTATTCGAGTATAAATTTCTGAAACCAGCATTATTTCTTTTCCTTGTCTCTATCAGAGTATATGTAGTCTTCAAGTTTCTTGGTTCGTTTGTCGAGCCTGTTTAGAATTTCTGTGATAATTCCTAACTTCTTTTGAAGCATTGAGTTTGATTCTCTCAAGTTATTCATTCTTGTTGAAAGAGTTTCTTGTGTTCTTTCTACGCTTTCGACTTTACTTTCTAATACACCAACTCTGGTGCAAAGTTCGTTTATTTCTGTGTTTTGCGATGCTTGTTTCTTGGTATTACTATTTGAAACATTAAATAATAAGCTGCCTCCAACAGCCAAGACCATAACTATAGAAGTAATAATACTAACTACTGTCCCGGCCTTTGCTTTTCCGTTGCCATTTTCAGCCATTCATAAGACCCCTTTATACAAAGAAACCCCGAGTAACAAATTACCCAGGGTTCTATTTAAGTTTGTCGATGTAGTGCAGAAGTTCACTTGTATCTTGATTGTTGATATACATTCCGTTCTTTTTTAACGTGAAACACTTCTGCTTACCTTCCTCTTTGTTAATACAATACTCAATGTCTTTTTGTATTACATGCGAACTTTCCAGTGTAGGTCTAGGAACCTGAGTTTTTATCTCTTTTAAACCTCCGCATCCACTCATCAGCAGCAGACTGACTAGCGCGGTCAAAATTATTTTGCTTTTGTTGAGATTCATACTTACTCCATAGCGTCCTTACGATACGCACAACTAATCGCAAGGACGCACTTACACCTTTCACGCTTGACAGAAAAGCCATGTGTTCGCCTTTTACTTACCGAAAAGTTGCTTCTTCAGATTGCCTCGGCTCTTCTTGGCAACTTCGTCCGGGTCCACGCCAAGCTGTTCACAAACACCTTCCACGGTATCGACAACCTGCTCATCTGTCTTACCGGGAATCAGCGAAGTGATCTGCTTGCGAAGCTTCCAGATGTAGCCTAAAAGACCCAAGACAAGAACAATAATAGGAATACCTAAAAATTCCATGTTACTTACTCCTTATTAAGATTTAAGACTTTGCACAAAGGAAACAGCCGTGGAAGGCGTATAGGCTTCAGCGTCCGATTGGGGCTGAGATGTGTTTTCCTCTGCGCCGTTGCCATAATGATTATGTGTATGCGTATCAAAAACATCCTTGTTATTATCCAAGTCAGTCTTCAGATCGCCAAACACCTTATGCAACGCATTACGGGTGGCGGGGTCATTAACCTGATTAATCAGGTATGTGATTTTAGCTGCATCAGCCATTTGTTTTCTCCTTTATAGTGTAATGTCCACTAAATTTAGTCTGGCCCTTCCTCAAGGATTTGATAAGGCACACGCTTGGCCCGCCTCTCTCGTTTCTGTCCTTCTGGCATATCGGTAATTGTCTCTACCGCCAGGTCTAGTGCGCTTTTAGCAAGCTTGGGAAGCACAACTTCCCGATCCTTGGGGATATACCAACTGTGTCCGTTGCATCCCACGAACACGGTGTTAGAAGAGGCTTCACCCTCTGTGTTGGGAATGACGATTCGCATTTTTCCCTTCATCGGGTCTTCTCGCTCTTCTTGAGAAGCTTCGCCTTCGGATTGCTTAGAGGCTTCGGCCAATTCAGGGTTTGAATCGCCGTTATCCCACGCCTTCAGCGCATTAATCATCTGGCCACGCGGGGCGTTGTCCAAGTCTAAATCAATAGCTCGTTCAGCAAGCATCCTCCGAAGTTTAGCGTTCTTCAAAGTGTGATAATTTCCGCTCATACTCGTTTGTCTTCCTCCGTTGATATTAAGGGACGCACCCCCTATTTAAGATGCGCCCCGGTGTTTATTCAGCCTTAGTCACTAGCAGCGACTTCAGCGCGGACTAACCACTGATCGTTCAGGATCACCGCGCCCTGCCAAGCCTTCCAGCTAACGTGCGCCCGTTGACCCAAGGGGTCACTGTCAGATGGTGTCGGATTGACAACCATCGGCGTAATGCTGGACTTGCCCTTCAGCGGCACAATGCCGTAGGCATCACGGGCAAGATACAGGATCGGGTAGACGTTTGCGCTGGTCCCGCCAGTGGAAATTACGCCGTTGGTAGCACGATCGCCACCAGCGTCTTCCCACGCCTCGCAGATCGTAGTAACGATGTAGCGCACGTCCTCAACCTTTCCAATCTCACCCTCGTAAGGGGTCATGGACCCGTACTTCTCTACCGGCACAAATCCCTGCATATCCCTAATATCGTTTTCCAGGTCAGTGTGCGCGATAGCAACGTAAGAAGGCGCAACCGATTCGGTTCCGTAAGCCGGGGTGGACTTCAGAACCTTGGTAATCGGCTTACCAAGATTGCGCTTCAGTTGCCGTGTGATCTTCCGCTGCAAGGACAGACCAACAGTGCTATTCACGTCACCCCGAGCAGAACCGTTGGCAAAATAGACGTTGGTTCCACCAATCAACTTGTTGAAGCGGACCTTCTCCAAGATGGTAGCAGCAGTCTCACCGACAATATCCGTAGCTTCCTGAAGAACCGGGTCTTCGTGTGTGTCTTGAATAACATCAGACATTCGCACACGGGTTCCGTATTGCTTCAGGGAAATGGTAATGTCTTCACTATCCAGTTGCGTAGCGTCAGGCGTAACCGCCTCAGTAAGTTCCGCAGAAGTAGGATCGAACAGCGAACTACCGAAGTAGACTCCACTTTCAAAATTCCCACTATGCGAATGTTGCAGAAAATAACGCCTAAAAGTCATTTGCTGCGTAGAGTTTTGCGGGAGAGGCTTGGACTGTCCAAACTTCTCAAAAACTAAATGCGGCATCCCGCGTTCCAGCAAGTCCTTAACCACATAAGCAGCAGTCCTTGGGCTGATGTCTCCATAAACTGTTCCGGCCATGATGTTCCTCCATGTAAAATTTACTTAACCGGCTCAGTACAACTAACCAAGGACACTGCGATTTATATAAAGTTTACTTTACCAAAAAGACAAAAAATTATGCCCTTCCGTTTGCTTCATCCCAAGCACTATCAAAGTCATTCGGGTCAGCCTTTGGTGACTTTGGCTTTCGGGAATGTCGCTTTACAGCACTAGCTTCCTGTGCCTTTTTCTTTGTCGCAGTATCTTTAGTAGATGATTGAGCCGTTTGATTCTCTCTTTTATAATCATCCAGCAGTTCAATAACCTCTTCGGTTGAACCGCTTTCCATTACCTGATTAGCACTATTTTGTGCATAAGAAGGCTTATCATTAATCCATTGTTGTAAATGGCCTTCACTTACAAGCGACTTCCAATCAGGGTGCGATTCAGTAATGCGCCTAAAATGCTCATCTTGAGCCTGAGATTCCACCTTTTGTTTCACAGGTGTCATTTCTTCTTCAACTTTTCCGACCCGCTGATCCACCAGTTCTTGAGCCTTCTTTTCGACAAGCTTCGTAACGTGGCCAGCCAAGTCAGGAAATTCATCTGCAAACTCTTGAATATCTGTGTCTGCATCTGTAGATTCAGACTGAGATTTTTCAGTAGAAGACTTCTCGCTACTCTGATTCATTTGAGTCTGAAGCTTCTCATTTTCAGCCTTCAGCTCATCAATCTGATTTTGTAAAGATTCTTTCTCTTTACGATAGCGGCCTTCAAAACTCTTATACTTTTGCTCCCATTGTTCAGCCGCTTTCTTCCAAGCCTCAACATCTTCTGAAGAACCTTGAGTGGTTTCCTCTTCAGATTCAGATTCAGACTCGACTTCCTCTTCTTCGGCGGCAGCGTTATCGTCTGTATCGCCGCTGTCTTCACAATTGGAACAATATTGATTCCCTTCGGAATCTGTGTCGTAATCATTGCCACAAGTAGGGCACATATTTTGGTCAGGACTGTCTTCAGGCTGAACAGGGTTGTCGCCCGTTGCTTCGCCCCAACTCTCTTCAAAAATCTCTTCGTCAGTCTTCTCTTCGGTCATTCGTCCTCCAAGGGCCGCGTATGCGGTATCCAAGTTTTGTTGTTGTCAATGAAAGCAAAGGGGTTGATTTACACAATTTCCCTTTGCTTGATATACTTTTACTATACCACAGGGATAAAAACCGTTTACCAATTTTGAATGAACTTTTTCATTCTTTACTATAAAATCAGTCTGGAACGGCTATATGAACACTGTCAGACTCAGATGCAATAATCTGATCGTAAATATTCTCAGGCAGAACATAACCCTTGTTAATAAGCTGTTCATAAACCTTGGTTGTAACGGCCTCAACAAGCATTTTAAATTGCGAAACCGTTACACCAGTTAATTCCTGTAGCTGTTCCTCATCCGACTTAGGACTATTTTCGCTGTTTTGACTCATTTGTTAATCCTTCATATATCTGTTTTATTGCTTGCACCCCACCTTGCCGCGCTTCCAGCTCATGGGGTGCAGCGTTAATCAATGCCTCTGTCTGCTCCTTTAGGAACTGCTCAAGCATTTTTCTGAACTTAGTGCCTGTTTCATCGTTCTTTCTGGCTCGACACTCTTGCAACAGCTTTTGATATGATTCATTCTCCATTAAGATGCTCCTTCAGATTCAGTTTCCTTTTCTTTCTGGCCACCTTGCTCTTCTTTCTGGCCTGTTTGCTTTTCTTTTAGCTGTGTCTCATAGTCTCGTAGCTGTTGCATCTTCTGTTCAATCTCTTGCTTCTTTCGCTCATTCCTCTCAGCCTCTTCGGAAGCGGCCTTCTGCGCCACTACCTCATCCGGCACACCAAGTTCCTGTGCTTTCTGTTTAATCGCAGCAACATCACCAGCAGGAATATCAAGCTGTTGCTCAATCTTGGCTTCAGCCTTGGCCTTGCCTTCAGCAATGCTCACTTCCTTCTGGACTTCCATCTGATTCTGCTTTTGCATCATCATCATTTGCTGTTTAGCCTGCTGCTCATCCTCTTTCTGAACTTGCTCCATGCTCTTAATAGCTTGCTCACCAATCTCAAGAGCCTTGGCAATTTCCTTGAGAATGTATGGCCTATTTGTGTATCTCGCGTCCACCTCATTAGAGGTAATACTAAGAAACTCATTAAGATGCTGTGCGCGAACCTCTTTTGCCACAAGGGAAACAGAACCTTCAGCAACAACTTCATAATCGCCTTTAATTTCATCGTCATCATTGAACTGCATATTCCAATGATACAGAGAAGAGATAAACTGTTTCGTCACACCATCGTCAAAGTTTCTAATCTGATCCTTAATGGTAAGGCTCGCGGACCCCATAAGCATTGACATTCCACTAGCTGTGCGTCCCGCACCAGCCATCCCACTTGAATCACCGCTCATATAACGTGGAATAGCAGTGGTTTCGTCTGCATACTGTGAGAACAACTGAGCCATTCCCATAAACTCATTTGTATAAGACGGGAGCTGGCTCACCCCCACGGCCTGCTGCTGAGACTCAATGCCCCGGCCACGGCGTAGGAATGTCTTGAACGGATGAATGTCTTCCGCGTCTTCGTCAGGGGAAAGTAAGTCTTCATTCACTTCCAGAATCGGTCCTGCTGAGATAGCTGCGTTATCAAGCATGGCCCGAATGGAAGCATTAAAAAGCTGTTGCGTGTCCCGCATGATTGCTGAAATGCCTTCCCCAAAGATGCTGGTTTCATCTTTGTCATAGAAATACCAGTAGTAAGGAAAGTCCATTCCACTAATCGGCGCAAGAGTGACCTTAATAGCCACGTTTCCGAGAATCCAGACATTAGCAATGAGGTTGGTATTCCTCATGTCTTCTGAAATGTCCATTCCAAAATCAGCTAATTCCTGTCCATCCAGAAAACCCCAAAACTCCTTAATATCAAACTTGCCATCGTTGCGATTGGGGTGTTGTCCTTTTTCCTTATCAGGAACACCCATGCTTTTGAGCTGATTTTCATGGGTCTTAGTCTCAGAATCACCGCTCGGATAAGCAGACAAATAAGCGTCAATCGCCTTGCCATCGAAGTCAGGCCGCTTGGCCAGTTCAGCTACCTCATGCTTCTGCATAACGTGTCGCTGAAATACATAACGCAGTTCTTCAGGCTTAGTAGCGGTCATGTCAGGGTAGATGTCCCAAAGCGGAACATATTCAATAAAAGGCTTCAGGGCTTCCTCATACACCATGATCCAGCCGCCTTTTGCACCTTCCTCCGCACCTGGTTGTTTACGCCAATGCTGATGAACCTTATTTTCGACCAATGGACCTTTAAGAATACCAGTGCCATAGAGATTACCGGAATGAATCACTTCTCTGAGCGTATCCCGATATTTAATCTCTGCAAGCTGATCCTCCATTGTCTTTGTCATTTTCTCACAGGCTTGCTCGGCAACTTTCTGTGTCCGCTGGTCAATAGTATTTTGGTCAATCTGCTTAATTAACTGATTATATAAATCTTCAGGATCAACCTCTTTACCTTCCTCTTCATAAGCCTTGGCCTTTTGAATAGCGGTGCGTTGGGCTTCCTTCTTTATATCCTGAAACACTTCTTGTTTTAAAATCGGATCAACTTTTGATTGAGGCGTTGGGCTAATAGACCAATTCTTGTCTCCGTTTGCAGGAAACAACAGGTCCATCATACGAGAATCAACGGACTTTACCTTAGTCCGCGTCAGACGCATAAACGCCTTGCTTCGGTTATCATCCAACTTGGCCAGTGTTTCCGGGTCATACTCACCCTTATACTGACGCAGATCAGCCAACCAACGCTCTTCATACTCTCTGCGTTCTTTCTCAACATCGCTGAACATTCCATTCAGCTTTTTGGCCAAGTCACTCTCAAAATCCCGTTGTTGAAGAATTGCCTCCTGATCCTCTCGCGGTAAATCACTTATTTCATCAAAGGTCTGGTCAAATTCCTCATTGGTTTCCGTTTCACTCATTCGTTTCCTCCAAAACTAATATCCAGCAGCCGCACTTGCTGGTTTCTTTTTCTGTCTATGTGCGCGTTGTGTAGAACGCCGCTGTGACTTCCCTTCCATCATAAGACACGCATACTGCAAAGCATCGTGCGGGTGGCTGAAGTCGTTCTTTTCTGGTTCTTCTTTGAACTTATCCATGGTTCCCGATTCGGAAGACCTAGTTTGCAGACGTTTATAGTGATATGCGCCATTAAAGCCTTTCCGTAAAAACTGACATCGTTTATCAAGTTCCATCGCCGGTTTTCCATCAACCATCTTATTCAAAAAACCGGCCACGGCGTTGAGACGTGCTTCAAGCGCATTGCTATCTGCTGGCTCACAGGGATAGCCCATGTTCGCCATTTCGTGAAAACAAGTAGTTTCATCGGATTCGGCTTTCCGAACACCGCTTGGATCACCATAAAGCAGGAGATTGTGTTCATAAAAACGGTTCGTTATCTTGGGAATGAACATATCCTGCATGAAACGCCGTATTCCCATGCGTTGTGTAGTCACCAGCTCGTCCAAAATATGTATCTGGCCATTGGGTGTTAGTTGGGTGAAAATAGCTGCGGGAGACAGCCCAAAATCAAAACCAACGACAATCGGCAGACCCCTTGTAGGCTTCAGTTCCTTTTCAGATACGTGTAAATGATCCTGCCATTCGGGATAGACCGGCTTACCTTCAACAACACTGCCCCAATTGGCCATTAAGAACACGTTAATCCAATCCCAACGCTTACCCGGAATTGCCCGGAGATAGTATTCTTCACCCAGGTTTTCGATGTTTTCAGCTTGAGGATTGATCTTATATTCATTTGTCTCCGGGTCACGCAGGACTGCGGGAGGCTGTCTATAGAAAGCATAGTTTTCAGGTGTTTCTTCTTCAGCCACTTGATACAGCCAGTGCATGTCGTCCACCATGTTTGAATCTATGATAACTCCCGTGCGAGTAGGACCGCCCCATTTCTTCGGAGGAAACCGGCCAACGCGGAGTGTCAGCATGTCAAACATTTCCTGACGCACACCGGAACACTCATTGATCCAAGCAAACGTCAATTCCAGAGACTTCAGTTTTTCAATGTCTTTGGGCTGATCCAAAGCAAGAAAAATAAACTCCGCATCAATACCTGTTCCATCGCCAATGTCAGGAAGTCTCATGCGTCCAGAGATAGGTGAATCCATCTTAATAGGACAGACAGAATGAGGAATCCATTCTTGAAATGTCTTGATTGTAGTGGACTTTAACTCCGGGTACGAATTAGAGGTTAAACATACTTTACCGTTTCTACGCACTAATAGTAGATTAGTTGAAACATGCACACAATAAACTTTACCAGAGTAATGTTTACTATACCAATGTTGTTTTTTTATTTTTGGTTCTTGACGCAATGGATGTATAAAGTGAATAGTATATTCATCATTTCCAACTGAATAACCATTACCAATTCTTGTTTCTCCGTCACGTTGGTAAACCTGCGCCACTAAACCAGCTTTAGTAGCCATTTCTTGTAAGTCATCAGCTAATTGTGAAGAGGATGTATAACCTACAACAGTTGTATTAGCTGCTAATCCTCCATCTCCATTTAAAAATCCATGTAAAAATGCAGAGATATTATTTTGTAAAGAATTTTTGATCCAATCTGGTACGCATTTTTGTAAAGCATGTGTCGTATCAGCGTTTTCAGCATCACATAATTCATCAACTAACCATCTCAAATCATTTTTAGATGTGCCTATATTTATTTGATAACAACTTTGTTCTGACTTATAAATATTACAAGTCAAATTATTTCTTTCTAAAAGATTCTTTGCATAATCTAAATCATTTTGTGTAGAAACTCGAATATTCTTTCTATATGTTCCGTTGCTATCATAGAATCTTGCACAATATCCTTCTGCATAAATATATCCTAACAACTCGTAAAAATCATCAGAATACCCATAGTCCACACCATGCCATGTATTACACACTTTCTTCATTCGATACTTTTCATGTGTTCCAAAAATATCTTTAATCTGTTTTAATTCATAAGGTTGATACTCTGCTTTCCTTCCATACTTACGTGACACATAGCAGTTATGTTCAGGAGTAAGAAACAAATCAACACCCTCAGAATCTATCCCATACATTTCTCCATTATAATCATACACAAAATGATTAATAGGTTCCTCAAAACGAAGTTCACCGTCCCAAGCAGGAGCAGCTACCAAATCATCTGCTTTTAAATCTTCAAAATATACCCATCCACGATCTTGTGTGAGTATTTCTGTTTGGTCATCAAAACAAGACCTAATAATTGCATTTCGAGAAAACCGATAGCCTTGAAACGGTTCCTGATTATAAGCTAGACGCAGCATTTCCATGACGCAGGCCACGGATTTGCCTGAATTGCCTGTGACAAAAACACAACCACTATGTCTTACAACAAAGTAAGAACTAGGAACTTCAAAGCAATACTTGAAACCATCTTCTGTTACAACACGGTCAACAATAGTATTCTCGTCTATCGTGTAATAATCATCAAAAATTGAAGGTATGTATTTTGGTTTTAAATTATTCTGTTTAGCAATAGTATAAGCTTGATCGACTAAAAAACTTCCTTGTTCATCATAATAAGGAACACGGTGTTCATCTGACAACATCATTGATAAAGACTTTTTAGTATAAAAATGCCACATTTCATTACACGGTTCTTTAATATAACGCAGCGGCTCTACAAATTCCGTTGTTTTTGTGTCTGGCCACCATTGGGCAACCCTGTCGCCCTCTTCGTACTGATCTACTCGTTTCCAACCTTTCTCTGTTAAAAACTCAGTATCAGCACTTAAACATCCTAGCGGACCTAACAAACCACGAACAAAGTTCGGGTCTTGATGGAATCGTTTAGCTGTTGGAGTTGGTTTATAATTTACATCCATAATCTAAGTGTTTGAACGTCCTCCTATATTAATTCTTCTTTTTCTTATTATACCACTTCTGCTTTGACATGGGTGTTTTACCCTGTGCATACATCTGATTTTGATACTTCTTGTATTCAATGTTCTGCGCGGCCGTGAAAACAGAATGTTTATGCTTATCCTGCGGTGTCTTTCTTGGATTACTTTTTGTGCTGTTATCAGCCATAAAAATACCCCCTATGTAATGTTTCTAAGAACATTGTAACACAGGGGGACAGATCGTTTTACGGATTTTTATTTAAAATTTTTGGTAGGGAAGGAGGGAGTCGAACCCTCACCGTGGGAAACCCACGTCAGATTTTAAGTCTGATGCCTGATACCAGTTAGGCCACTTCCCCGAATGGAGCGGCGTACACGACTTGAACGTGCATCTAAAAGGTTGGAAACCCCTTGCTACTACCAATTAAGCTACCGCCGCTTATGGTGGACCCACCAAGACTCGAACTTGGATTAATGGCTTAAAAGGCCACTACTCTTAACCAGTTGAGTTATAGGTCCGTATGGAAGGGGCAAGGCGAATTGAACGCCTATCCGTAGGACCAAAACCTACTGTCTTTACCACTAGACCATGCCCCCTAAATGGCAGAGGGCAGAGGAATCGAACCTCCACGGCGTTACCCGTGACCCGGTGTTCAAGACCGGTTGCAGCACCTATGCCGCGTTACCCTCTATATATTTCAAATCTGCATCTGAGATTCAGCGTGGCACGTTTCGCATAAACACAAACAAGTCTCATCGCCGTAAATCTCTTCATTAAAAGGATCAGGACCAAAAAACAGTTTATCCTCTGTATCTCCACAACGATCACATTCTTGACAAACAATTTCTTCACCCATAAAGCCTCCTTGTTTTTAATGGTTGCGGGTGCAGGACTTGAACCTGCGTAAACAAGGGTATGAACCTTGTGAGTGACCGCTACTCTAACCCGCAACAATGGTCAGGATGGAAGGAATCGAACCTCCGACTCCGGTTCCCAAAACCGGGGCTTTACCGATTAAGCTACATCCTGATTAAGCAGACGGGCAGAAGGCTAACTGCCCAACACCCCGCGCTAGGTAAGTTCCGATTAGCCTTTTTGATTGTCCGCTGGACTGTATTACCCCAAACCACAAGCCTTCAAACTATAGGAAGGCCAACCCTCGAACCGTTGGCCATGCGGCTCTACTCCAAATAACCCGCTAGGACGAACCTAACGGGAACCAAGGACTTGCCTTGGCGATGGTTCAAAAGATATGTTGAAACGACCTAGCCTTCTTATCAAAAATTGCTGCCATAAAAACCATAAACAAAATCATAGCAATAAA